CCTTCATTCATACCAATGGTTAATAAGTCATCGCCTTTAGCCGCTGTGGGCTGAGCTATTAGAACCTCTGTCCATCGAGTTAATAGCTGAGCACCAGCAGGAGTAGAGAACACCTGAAACACCAAAGAGGTGTCCATTAAGCACTGCTTTCTAAATTCCTTTTGGGCTTGCTCTTCTTGTTGCTCCCATAGGTCTAGTGGGTGTTGGTCATCCAAGTTGCTCCCCTCCCTGTTGCTGTGCGGCTTCTAAAAGTTGTTGTTGTGCTGCCTGTATCTGCTCTGGTGTTCTTGCGAGCTTCTCAGGTAGATTCAGATTCTCTTGTAAGAACTGAGGCACTGACTCAAGCGAAGCGCCTAATAGCTGTACATTCTCTGGCAGTGATTGAATTGCATTTAAGAACACGAATAGATTATCAACGCTCTCATTCTTCTGCACTACAGATAAAGGCGAGGACATCTTGAGAGTAACCTCACGGCCATCAACCTTGATAGGTGCAATCTTGCCGTTGTTAACTAGGATATCTGTACAACGTTGCACAAGAGGGAATACGAACTCAGACTGCAAGCGCCCAAAGTTAGCTCCGCGCTTCTTCAACATCTCTTGCTGTCTGATTAGATTCTCAGTAGCACTACGAACCGGATCGGTAACATCACCCAAAGGATCGGCAAAGAATATCTTTCGGATGTTCTCTTGTAGATCCTCAATGACAAACTGACCTACACGAAGATCACCACCAACCTGAAGAGGTATTACAGGAGGCGTGTCAGTGCTAGATACAGCATTCATTGAGCCTGGGTGAATCCGCATGGTATGAGGGTTAAATATCCCGTCACTCATTCCCATTAGTGGAGGCGACAAGGTAAGCGCTGCATTCTTGAGCAGGAATTCCTTAACCTTGTTGATAGTCCTGATATCAGCCATAGCCATATCAGCAGGACCACGGCCATACGTCTCACCCGCTACTTTGGAAAAGCGATACACAACGCCTACAGGTGAATCACCGTAGCTCTGATGGAAGATGATCTCATCCTCCCAAATAACCACTTGATGATAGGTTTTATCCTTAAAGTTAAAGACTTGTGACCCATCAATGATCTCTACGTCTGTAGTGGGTGCGTTCGTTATAATATTACGCAGCTTCTCGCTAATCTCAGCACTAGGAAACTTTAACTCGATCTCCTGCGCCTTAATGCAATGCTTACGAAAGAACGTGTGAATACGAGCCATTGAGGTAGGCTCAATGTATAACTCAGGAAGAGGAATGGCAGTAAACTTGAGCAAAGGCTCAGTTATATCATCACCCTCTTCAATCAATAGCGCACCCGTACTGATAGCCATATCTTGATGGCTAATATTAGATTGAGATGAGAAGTCAGAGTGAGATAAGTGTTTAAAGAATGTCTTGGTATATTCTTCCAGCTTAGTGTTAATGCTTTTCTTTTCAGCATCAGGAATATCAGAGCCAGCTTCGTACTTCATCCACTCCGCATTTTCTGGAGTGAGTGACGCTGTAATCACCGATACAAACGTCTGTAACGCTTCTGGGCCGGTTGAGTCGAAGATATGCCTAGACTTTCTCTGACCTGGCGAATGAAAGTTAAAAGTCTCGCGGTTAGGAATACAAAAATCGTACATATCCATCAAGATAGAGCGCCATAACTGACGACGCTCCGAAGCTACAGCAAACCGCTTCTTTATATCCTGAGCTGATCCAAGCCCATCGGGTAAGGTAATCATATTAACGGCTCGCTATTAGTGAACGTCTACCACCTGCTCTAGCTAGAAATCTACGGCGCTTAACATCCGACTCCGCCTCAGCTAATCGCAATTGCTCTTGCTGTCGCTGTTTGCCTATAGCTTCCTCCTGCTTACGCTGAGCTTCCTTAGCCTCTTCTTGTGTTTGAGCGATGTTAGACTCAAAGAATCCGCCCTTCTCTTCCACTTTGGTATCTAGCTTGCGAGCTGCTGCCTGCGCTTGCTTTTGAACCTCATCCCCAGGCAAGAACCCAGGTGAAACGCCTTTCTTTCTAATCTTCTCGCCAGTCTGAGCCATATCTGCCACCTATTAAACCGTTATAGAGTTGTTTAGGTGTCCACGTCCAAAACGAACTAACACCAATTAAAGCTTTAACCTGCTCAACGCAGTTAAACCAATTCAAACAGCCTCGAACCTTGTCTGACTGCTTAACCTTCACCTTCACGATCTTATCCTCTGGTGAGGTTATATCATAAATTGAAGGGTATTGGCATTTTAGCATAATCTTTGCTTCCGTGATATTTACCCTTGGTTGGATAACTAGCCACTGGTAATCATTAAGCGATTGCACCGCATACACATGACCCATAGACCTATCAACGAAACGAAACACCCAGTGAGGGAATTTAGCCTCAGTAAATATTACATACCACTCAGTGGTGGCATCTTCATACTCAGACAGTTGCATATTCGTTGTTATACGGCACGAATACCGTAATGGCCTCGCTGTCAGTCTCAGAGATTCGTTTAGTCAATCGCTCGTATATCCAGCCGCCAGGTACACGCATCACCCTGTACCGTCTACCTACTATCGTAACCTCGTGCAGCTCTAGATCATAAATGGTTTTAACTGGAGGCATTAGAATACCTGAAAGTCTGTGTTGTAGTTTGTTGGCCTATATTCTGGCTTAGACCTAGCCAACCTGTCACTCCATGATACACCCATCTGCCTGAATGCGTCAGAAGCGTGGCTAGTCCAGTCGTGTAATGGGCTTTTCTTAAATGTGCCATGCTTGTCATCATAATCATAACGATACTGGCTTAGCGCCTGAATACCTAGCTTGCAACGATTAGCATCAAACCAGCAGCGAGGAAGTATGCGCCTAGTTGCCTCAATGCCATCCTCTACCTTGTGCTGTCTTACTACTCTGAAGTTAATACCCATCTTGCGAGCTGTATCCTGCCTGCTCTCACCAGTCATTAACTCCCTAACCTTGATATCGTGCGGGGCGTAATGCTCACCGTACTTAATCTGCTGCTCTTTGGCGAACGACTCCAAGTATTGGATGTAATGCTGCATTCCTTGGTTATTGTTCTCGTAGTAATTAATCAAGCGTATTTCTGAGCCTGTAGCCTGTACAAACCAGATAGACATTGAATCACTTATACCTAAATCCCAAAACGTGTGAACGTCTAACATAGGCTCAATAGGCACAAACCCAACACGCTTATCCATCTCAGCAGTAGCCATTAGCTGCCCATAGATTGCACCCTTGATAGCAGCAGTCCACGAGCACTCATACTCCTGCTGATACTCTTCGTGGCTCATTATGTGTTTGGCGTCTTCTAGCTCTTCAGGCTCTACTACACGAGTCTCACTAGCCTTATAGATTGCCGTAAACCAGCTATCAATCTCGCTTGCCCTTTGGTATAGGTCGAAGAATGCGTTTTTGCCTTTAGGCGTGCCAATAAAAATTGCGAAGCCTTGCCTATCTGATAACGCAGGCCTTACTACCTCACCAAATAAGCTAGGAGGCATCTGTGCGTACTCATCAAGAATACAGCCATCTAAGTAGATACCGCGTAGCCCGTCTGGGTTATTGCAGCCAAACAACTGAATACGACCACCGTGAGGGTAGTCTATTCGCATCTCTGCTTCGTTAATGCTGATATTAGGTATTGGCCTTGAGAAGTGCTTGAGGTAATCCCAAGCGATAGACTTAGCTTGCGTGTAGGTAGGAGCTAGGTATGCAAAGCGCGGCCTTTCCTTTGTAGAGCTTAGGCATTGCTTGATTAGCTCATTGATAGCAAAAACGGTCTTACCAAAGCGCCTATGGCATACAATGACATTAAACCGCTTTAAGCTATCGTGTAGCGTGGTTTGTAGTGGTCTTGGCTTATACGGTATTACTATCATTTTTGCCAAGTAATCTGAAGTGAGCCGCTATGCTCTATGTCGCCTTCTAGCTCTACAGCCTTTAGATCAGGTAGATACTTACCTAACAGCTTTATCCTTTGCTCATTAGCTACCTGTATCTTTTTTAGATGGTTTTGAAAGTGCTCGGACTCTTCGTCTAAATCCTGTATTTTTCTAATACTTTCAATTACATGCTTAACGGTACAGTTCTTGCTTAGGTATTCTCTAAGCTCTTCCTGTCTTATGCGTCTTTGTCGTTGCTTATCTGATTCGCCTTTTGGCATAGCTAAGTATCCTTTCGGGTTAGCGTTTTAGTTTATGCGTATTTCTTTAAGTCTTTTGGTTTTAGCTCGTAATGCTTTAAGCCGTTCTCAATAAATAACGAATTGGGGATGCCTGCATTGTGAGCCATCTTTGC